TGAGGAACCCATGCCCTACAACGAGGCTCCCATTTCAGCGAGGAAGAAATGAAGAAGCGCAAGAAGAACATGGCCGCTGCCAAGCTTAACGCAGTTGCCTACCTAGTGGCGAACCCGGACGCCAGTGCTTACGCAGTGGCAAAGGAAACAGGTGTCACCCATTACACCGCACAGAAACTTATTCGACAGAGGCAGACCCCTGTCGATACGCTCAAGCCCGTAACCAAGCCCGGTGTTGATATGCTGGAGGAGGCCGTCAGGGTATTCAAGCAACGGAGCGAGGAGTATGGCTCCTGCCTCGACACCCTCAGCGATATCGCCCACATCTGGTCAGGTATCCTGCGGCAGCCTATCTCCTGCGAGGAGGTGGCGCTTATGATGGTCGGCCTCAAGATGGCAAGGCTCAAGCGCCAGCCGTTGCACCGTGACAGCATCGTGGATATCGCGGGCTGGGCTGCGGTCTATGCGGAAGGGGTGCGGTAATGGCTGTTGTCACCAGTGGAACTAGCCCCTATTACGGGGTTGGTATTGGTACTGCTGCTACCCACACCCACACTCTCGCCGCTGACCACGAGGCCAACTACCGTGAAGCCTTGCTGACTTCGCTGCGTGCGCTACAGGAGATAGCTGCCAAGGACATGGCGTTGCGGACCTTTCTGCAAGTCGCATACCCTGATGTTCTTGAGCAGTTCGAAGCAGCGTATGCCGCACAGAAACGTATGGGTGTGAAACATGCCAGTAGTAACACGCCGTAAGCTTCTCAAGGTCTGTCAGGATGCGGGCTACCACGTTCGTGACGTGGTGCAGGGCAAGCATTTCCAAGTGACAGCCGAGAAGGATGGCAAGGTAGGTACTGTCACGGTATCGGTCACGCCCAAGAGCAGCTTCTGGGAGACGTGGCTTATAGCTGACTTGAAACGCGAAACGACCCGCTCCCAATAGGGGGCGGGCTTCACCAACAGGAGGGATAGATGACGTACAAGATACATGGCGTGGGTAGCGTGTTCGGCCCGGAGTGGCGGACGTATAACGGCAGCGCACACAGGCCGATGGATACAGCGAAACTGTATGATTGGATGCTATCCATGGAGGGGGCCAATAACTCCATGGTGGACAAGACCATATTGCAGGACACCGAGATACGTATGCTCAAGGACAAGCATGACGAACTGCGTGGTCAAGTGGAAAAGCTGCAAGCCTTTATGAATTGGGTAGGTATGCACCACTCCCAAGTTATCCGCGAATACAAGCTGGTGCAGGACACCAAGAAGCGGCTGGGCGCAGATGAACCAGTTCAATCTTGATGAGTATAAAATCCCACGCGCTGTCAGGCTGGCATTCCGCCGCCTTGAGGCCGACAAGCAACGCCTTGAAGCCGAGGTCGAGTGGGTACGTGGACAGATCAAATCACAGGACGAGACAATCGCAACGCTGAGAGACTACCTCATGCGGACGGGGAACCTTGTGCCCATCGCCTATAAACATGCTCTCAAGCGTGCAGCGGAAGCGGCGGAAACGCCCGAGCTTGCCAAGAAGATCATCAACATTAGCTGCCCGTACAGGTGAGAAATGATATGGTTCGTTGTAGGTTTTCTGTCGGGTATAGGTGCCGGTACTTTGATCGGGGGCTTCTTGTTTACCAAGCATCTGGTAAACGTGGCCGAGGAACTGGAACATCAAGTGCTTATGCTTAAATCAAAACTGCGGGTGCTGCATGGATATCGTGACGATTGATTTCGAAACCTACTACGACAAGGATTACTCCCTGTCGAAGATCACCACCGAGGCATATGTTCGTGATCCCCGTTTCGAGGTGATCGGCGTAGGCGTCAAGGTCAACGATCATCCCGCTGACTGGTACAGTGGTTCGGATGTAGGTAAGTTCCTGCGTTCGCTGGACTACAGCAAGCGGGCTATCCTCTGCCATAACACTGTGTTCGACGGTGCCATCCTGTCGTGGCACTACGGTATCAAGCCCCGCCTATGGCTCGACACGTTGTCCATGGCACGGCCATGGCACGCTGCCACTGTTGGTGGTTCGCTCAAGAAGCTGGCCGCGTACTACAGGCTGGGCGAGAAGGGCGATGAGGTTATCCGTACCATGGGCAAGCGCCGTGCGGACTTCACGCCGGGTGAGATGAACGCATTCGCCAACTACTGCATCAACGATATCGAACTGACCTATGCGTTGTTCAACAAGCTGAAGGGCAGGTTCCCCGTCAACGAACTTATGCTGATCGACCAGACGATACGCATGTATACGGAGCCTACTATCGAACTGGATGCGGAGCTACTGGCGGCGCACCTCGACACGGTACAAGCCAAGAAGTCCACGCTGCTGGAGGAACTGTTCTGGATAGGCACCACTGAGGAACAGATCAAATCGGAACTGATGAGCAACGGTAAGCTGGCCTATCATTTACAAGCCCTTGGCGTGGAACCTCCAATCAAGAACAGCCCCACTACAGGTAACAAGACATACGCCTTCAGCAAGACTGACAAGGCGTTCACGGATTTACTTGAGCATGATAACCCACAGGTGCAAGCGTTGGTCGCTGCCCGCCTTGGTGTCAAGTCCACACTGGAGGAGACACGGACGGCTTCGCTTATGGGGGTAGCAGAGCGCGGGCCTCTGCCAATCATGCTTAACTACTACGGCGCACATACAGGGCGCTTCTCCGGTGGCGACAAGATGAACCTGCAAAACCTGCCGAGGGGCGGGACGCTGCGCCGTGCCTTGAAGGCACCGAAGGGAAAGGTATTCGTGGCGTGCGACAGCGCCCAGATCGAAGCCCGTATCGTCGCATGGCTGGCAAGGCAGGACAGTCTGCTGCATTCGTTCCGCGAGGGACGTGATGTGTACTGCGAGTTCGCCAGCGATGTGTATAACCGTCCCATCACCAAGGCAGATGCGCTTGAGCGCCACGTTGGCAAGACCGCCGTGCTTGGCCTTGGCTATGGCATGGGCTACGTCAAGTTTAGGGCTACCCTGCTGATGGGCGCTGGCGGCAAGAAGGTAACGCTCACCGAGAGCGAAGCATTGGAAATCGTGCGAACCTATCGCCAGAAGTACCCCCTTATCAACGCATTGTGGGACCGATGTGGCTGGGCATTGGCGCAGATGGTGGCTGGCAACGAGGGTGAGATACGCGAAGGCGTCACGTTCGGGCATGAGTGCATCCGCCTACCCAACGGTATGCAGCTTAACTACCCGCTGCTGTCGCGTGGTGTCGAGGGGTTCCGGTTCGTGGGCGATAGCCGCTCCATGGCGACAGCCGCGAAAGCCAAACTCACAGGCGAGACGTTCGACGGGTGGACGTATATTTATGGGGGCAAGGTCACCGAGAACATCGTACAGGCGCTGGCTCGCATCGTTGTGTGCGACCAGATGGTAAAGATCGGACAACGCTACAAGGTCGTGTTGCAGGTGCATGACGAAGTGGTGTGCTTGGTGGACGAGGCAGAAGCCGAGGAAGCCAAGGCGTTTGTCGAGAGTGTCATGCGTACGCCCCCTGCATGGGCACCGGACCTGCCGGTTAACTGCGAGTGCAAGATCGGTAAAACATATGGAGAGTGTAAATGACAATGCACCCGACTGAAGAAATCAAGTTCCTTGATAATCTGGTTCTCGAAAAGAACGCCGAGATCGACCAGAAGAATGCTGAAATCAAACGGCTGCGGGCTGCGCTGGAAGCATGGAATGCAGCGGTTCGCAAAGATGTGTTGATGGAGGGACCACGCTACATGGGGGTAGACCTAACGAGAGGTCGCCATGCGTGGGAACTGACTAAGGCAGCACTCAAGGAGACGAACGACAAATGAGAAAGTCTTGGCAAATATATTTCATGGAGCTTGCCGAGCAGGTGGCTTCACGTTCCAAAGACCCGTCTACCAAGGTAGGCTGCGTCATCACCAGTGAGGACAAGGTGGTGGTGTCCACCGGGTACAACGGCATACCGTCTGGTGTGGACGACTTGGAAGAACGGATGCAACGTCCTGCCAAATATATGTGGACGAGCCATGCCGAGGAGAACGCTGTTGCCCAAGCAGCACGGATAGGCGCACGTCTTAAAGGTGGCACGGCCTATAGCACGAACGTACCCTGCGCCCGCTGTGCGCGGATGCTCATACAGGCGGGGGTAACCAGCGTGTGGTGCTACGGCAACGATACCAAGATGGACCCGGATGAGTTCGCCATAGCACAGGAGATGTTTACCGAAGCTGGCGTTGAACTGATTATCATGGAGAAGGAGACTGTATGATGTTTGCATTGCTTACCGCTTCCTACGTGCTTGCTGTGGTCACGGCTGAACCGTGCATCAGCGAAGTCGACGTGTCGCCCGACAAGAGCAAGACAGTTATCTATAAGTGTGTGCCGAGGGAGAACAGGATACCTGAGCTTCTGGCTAACCCGTTCAAGATGCCGCCTGTGGAGGAGAAAGATGACTGAACTGGCGCACTCGTATTCATCCATCAAGATGTACGACAACTGCCCCAAGCGGTTCTTCCACCAACGTATTGCCAAGCATGTGACGGACCCCGGCGGGGACGCTACCGTGTACGGCGAGCGCCTACACAAGATGCTGGAGGAGAGGCTGCGGGATGACGTTGAGCTTCCGGTGGAAGCTGCGCCCTATGCCCCCTTGGTGGATGCCGTGCTGCGTAGCGTGGGCGATGGCACCCTCATGGTCGAGCAGGAACTGACCCTCAGCCGCAAGCTGAAGCCTACCGGATGGTGGGATGCTGACGCATGGATGCGGTCCAAGCTGGACGTGCTGGTACTCAAGGGCAAGAAGGCCGTGGTGCTGGACTGGAAGACAGGCAAGCGCCGCCCCGACTTCGCCCAGTTGGAACTGTTCGCCTTGCAGGTGTTCGCGCACCACAAGGATGTAAAGGAAGTGAGTAGCGGGTTCATCTGGCTGAAGGACCAAGCCATCGACCGGGAAACCTACAACCGGGATAACATTGGCGGGCTGTGGAGTAACCTTCTGAACAAGGTCAGCCGCATAGAAAGAAGTTTACAGGAGGATGACTGGCCCGCCAAGCCATCAGGTCTATGCAGGTTCTGCCCCGCCCGTCACCTCTGCGACTTCGCGCAATAA